ACTGGGCCTGCAGCGGGGAATGTCTCCATCATAGTTTCAGCTTGGAACTTAACCAGCGCTTCTGTCATCAAGGGGTGGTACACATTGCATGCGCCGGGCCACGGTTCTGTTCTGTCTTCTACTTTTAGACCTAGTAACTCTAAGCCATCTACATAAGTAGTTAACCAATCTTTTCTTGAATTAATATCAGCATCATACTCACCTAGTAAATCACCTGACAACTCAGTCAACTGCCCTTCATTCATATCGTCTGCTAAGTTTGCATTGAATTCATCACCGGCAACATCTTTACCAGGCACAATAGTAATTTCCATGCTACCATCATCAAGCGTTACACTTTCTGGGTTTTCAATCTCAATAGAAAGATCTGGTTGGCCCATCGCTAATTCTTCTAGGCCTTGAGGTGCTTGACTTATACTTTTATCTACGTTAATTGCCATATGTTATCCTTAAATTGCATATAATCTGTTTCGAGAACTTCTAAATCCTGGTATATCTTCAGGCTCATCACTTGGTAATCTAATAAACCCACCTTGTCTAAATCTCATTAATGCAAGTGTTGTACTATCTACAAGGTCATCATTAGCACCACTTGGAAAATCATTACATTCTTCTATGACTTCTTTAGCCCATCGTCTATCAGGTGCCCATACTATGCCACTTCTAAATAAATCAGACACTGCATTGACCCGACTAATCTTATCTTGTCCTTTACCTGGTGTGAATTCACCTACAGGAATGCCCATACGTCTAAATTCTTGGTATAAGGCTGCACCATTAGATTTCTTTTCTACTAAAAACGAATCAGGTTCCCACTCTTTATACTCTTCTATACATATTTCTTTGAGTTCAGGAAACTCTAATCGTTTCTTAATTGAATTTAACAGTATTATATTATAGTTATTGGTTTCTTCGTTAAAAAAGACGCCCCAAGTGGTGAGCGCATTGTAGTCCGCTCTATTATTCGCCTCCTGGGCAGCATCTAAACTCATAATTGTAAATTCACAGTCAGGTGGGTCTTCTTCTTCCCATATATTCCACCATTCTCTTTTAATTAGCGCACCTTCTTCTGATACTGGATTCTGTAAATACTGTGAGTTCCAATATCTTACATCTAACGCTGCTTTCTTACTTAATAATTCTTCTAAACTCCAGAACTCAGGCCATAAAGGTTTCTCAGTTCCGTCTTTATCTTCAACTATAGCTGGAAACTCAACCACTTCCCACTGATCTACTTCGTCATTCTTAACCATCTGGTTTACAATCTGACCTGTCAGATCAAGTTTAGACCAACGTGTCATTACTACAATAATCGCACCGCCCGGCATAAGACGTTGTAATGGGCCAGACTGAAACCACTCCCAAGCAGGCAGAAAAACATCCGCTCTACCCAACTTGGCGTCTTGCTCGGAATGTGGATCATCAATGATAAACAAATCAGCCCCGCGACCAGCGAGGGCACCACCAACACCAATTGCGAAATATTCCCCATTAAAATTTGTACCCCATCTTGATGCCGATTTACTATCAGCTTGTAGTTCTACCGCCGGAAAAATATCCTTATACGCATCCGAGCCCACCAGATTACGGACACGACGACCAAAGCCAACTGCCAGATCAGCTGTGTGAGACGCCATAATAACCTTTTTGTGAGGAAATTTACCAAGGAACCATGCCGGCGCAAGATAGGATATAAGTTCCGATTTTCCGTGACGTGGCGCAATGTTAACGATAACTCTTTTTTTCTTTCCTGCAGCAATATCTTCAAATATCTTAGCCAACCTCGCATGATGCGCTCCTACCATATAACCTGGGTACACATGTTGTATAAATTCTAAAAAACTTGTACTCCCTACATCTTGTACTATCCTACCACTCGTAGCCTCCACCAGCATGTCGACTAGTTCGGCCTCTTCTTTTTCTAATAACTGTTTGTGAGCCGCTAGAAAGTTAATAAGTGATAGTATTCTTTTTTCTTGTTCTTTCTTGATCTCTTCAGGTGTTAACTTTTTTTGTACATTACTCACCATTATTTACAATCTCACCTTCAACGTTTTTTTCTTCTAGTCGTTTTTGGAGTTTAGTTACAAGTGTCTTTAATCTATCTTCTATATCATCCATCGACATATTCTTATGAACCACTTCAGTATGTTTTTTAAATGCATCGACCCCATCTACCTCGCCAATTGCCCGTAGTGCTGTAATTCGTTCTTTAGATTTGTCTGACATAGTGGCTTCCTTAATAAGTCCGTTGATTACGAAGGTTTTTAAGTCTTTTAAATTATCTACTACACTAGCATCTAGCTCTGCTACCATACCTGCTAAAGACGCTAAGGTATTATTTTTGTATTTTCTTAGTTGAATTTTAGTTTCAGGATGCTCAATCATTTGTTTAGCTATCGTTTTTGCTTCATCTATGTCTTCTACTGTAGGATTTATGTCTTCTCCATTAAGGTCAGCTATAAGTTTTATGGTGTTTGCCATCATTTCTAGCTCTTCTTGGTTAGATAAATCAGGTAGGGCTTCTCTAACGTTCTTAGGAATGGGTATATTTTCTTCTAGTGGGGGTACAATAACGACGTCGGACTCGTTAAATGTTTGATTTCGTTGAATTTCTTGTGTTTGCATGGGTTGCTGTGTCACCTATGATATTAATTTTGCAGCTAATTCGACTATTTTATACTACTTTGGGTTTTAGCCGCAACTTATTTAGTATAATAACCCTATGAAAACCACGTTAACTAAGAAGAACTTAGAGATACTGTACAACATGGCGTGTAAGCTGCCGCCTTTTAATAAACTCCCTATGCCTAAGTCCGACAAAGTTAAGTTCCGTGTTATTAAGAACCCTACTATATATGGTTGCTTTGATGAAGTTGATATGGCAATTGAAATAAGTTCTGGTTCTTGTGGGCACTTCATTACAATCTTTCAAACCCTCCTCCATGAAATGGTTCACTTAGCTCTTTATGTTCGAGGCGATGATGACTTCGATCAACACGGGGCTAAATTCATGCGTATTAAAGACGTCTACTCCGAGTTATACAACTTCGACCCTAAAGCAATCTAGTTTTCATTCGTTTTACCCTTTTTCTCCTTTTGAATGAAACTTTTGAATTTTTTTGTAGAAATTTTTTTATATGTCAAGTTTATAAAGTAAGGGGGTGGGTTTCGTAAATTGAGTAGTTATTTGTGTAAATCTTAGAGAGATACACGGCGCATGGGACCCAAAGCGTTTTGGGGTGGTGGGGTATAGGTAGGGTCGTAACTTTACATATCTTTCAACCTATGAGATAAAGTATCTAACAAAGCAATCAAGCTTTGTATTAACCAGGAGATATATATGCGTTCATTGATTAGATTCTTAGAAGGTTTAGTAATGTTAATGGTTGGTGGTATTGCATTGTTTTATCTACACCTACCAACAGGTGCAGCATTGTGTGTAGTAGCTGCATGTATGTACTTTTATCTATCACTAACAGAGGAGAACTAAGATGTATACAACACAACTAGATTTATTCCCTACAACATTAGGGCAAGCAAGACATAACAAGCTCGTTGACTTCCTAGGTTTAATGGAGGATGACTTATGGAACAACTCAGATGTAACAGAGCCGTCGTTTGATATAGCTTATGAAATCATCAATGAGATAAGAAGGAGAATGTTAGAAGGTAAGATAGTAGAGAAAGACTTAAATAAAGGTGACTACTCTAAGCTTGTAGCAGTGCTTAGTTATATGAGAGAGTGTAGGATGGATTTGCCTCCACCATATAAAGAGTATGCTAAACAATGGGAAGCAATAGCAAGAGAGTTAGTAACAGCGTAGTATACGGAGGGCTTCGGCCCTCCTTTTTTTGGCCTAGCGAATTGATACCAGTTATGTGTCGTCGCGGACGTTTTGAGCGCGGTCGCATGGTCGTTATATAGTCATTCACTAGGCCCTGAAACTTTACATAAGGTTTGAGCTATGAGATAAAGTATTCACAGCAATTTTGCTGTATAACAAGGAGCATTAAACATGGATACATTATCCAAAGCAGTTAGCAAAGCATTAAACATGAAACAAGTTGGTTATAATCAAGCTTCATTTTCTGACAGTATCAAAGGCATAGCACGTTCAGTTTATGAGGGCTTTCCAAACTTTGACGTAGAAGTATCAGACGAAGTAAAAGCGGATTTATATGCGGGTTATCAATTAAGAGTCGCGGAAAATCAACCCAAACTCAAACAGCATTTTGTTATTGAATCGGGTAATTATATTCCAGTTGATGAGGTTGCTTTTAAGAAGTTTGAAGGTGAAAAATATATCCGCACAGTAGAAAACATTATGAGCTATACGCCTCAAGCGTTTGGTGCATTAAAACACTCAAACCCGCAATTACACTCAGTTTTAAAAGAACCGCGTGACGCTGTAAGTAAGTATTGCTCAAATACTCTTAACGCTCTTAAAAAAGCGGTGCGTGAAATTAAGAATGAGGGCAAACCACGCGAAAGGGGCGCAACGTTATCCTTTGCGCAAACTGTAAAAGAAACCCTTGATGGCCTTAAGAAAAAATGCGCCAATGCAAAGGCGCGTGTAGATGAAACAGCCGACGAAAAGAAATTGGTTCTAGCAATATCGGAATTCAATAGAAAATGGTTAGCTAAGTAATAAACTAGGGAGCCTTCGGGTTCCCTTTTTTTGGGCCTAATTTTTGAAACCAGTTATATAGCGCGCGCGTTTGCGTAGTATGCGTTAGTTGGACACTTCGTTTAATTATATCTCTATCCAATTGAAACCAGTTATGTGTCGTCGACGTCGTTGGTTCGTGGTTGCGTGGGCAAGAAGTTTATTTAGTCATTCACGTAGTCGTGAATTTGTTTCTTAGTTGATGTATCGTGTATGAGTTTAATTAGAGATAGAACTTGTTCAACCTGTTCAATGTAGTTTACACAAATGTCAAGTTATTCTGTATTTCTAAGTCGTTGATTATAAAGCGTTGTTCAATGTGTTCAATGTGTTCAATGTGTTTTAAGGTATGTATGGGATTTTGACGAGGTAGTGACTAAGAGGTCTCTTTTCGCAGTGAAACAAAAAACGCCTTACAAGAACTACATACATTTTTTTACGTTGAACAGATTGAACACCTTGTGTAACAGCAAAAAACACTCTTATTATTATTATTTAAAAATTATATATATAACAAGCACTTAAAAGCCTTTGAACGCTATAAATCACCAATCTAAAATCTAAATTTCTCAACATATAAGTCAAGTTTAAATTGAACAACCGATTGAACAGATTGAACACCTCAAAACAAAAAAGATATGTAAAGTTATATGTTTATATGTCAAGTTGTAGTATAATGGTTATTATGTGGGGAGAGAATGTAACACCTGACAACAAACCTAGCCCTGCATAATTAACACAATTCACGTCAGCGTGAACGACAACATAACAAAGGAGATACAAGATGAGTTACAAAAGACCAACGTCAAACAGCTACAAGGACTATGAACGCGAGATATACATGAGTGAATACGTGACAATCCCAAAGGCAAGACTTCGTAGACTTATTATTACAGAGATTGTGGCATGGGGTATATCAGCGTTTATTTTGTTAGTAAGTTTAATTCGCTAAGCGTCAAACAGAGGGAGGGTAGGCAAGTGAGTGTAGAGTATAAAAACTTATGTATTAAGTGTGGCGACCATGTATTGCACCAAAGATACAAGCTAGGTTATACCACGTGTTTAAAGTGTGGCGAGGTTGTGGCTAAAGAAACTAAACATACAATCGCACCTATGCACAAAAGCAATTACATGGTAATCACAAACAGAGAGGACTTAAAAGGACTTAACAACAAGGGAGGGAATGTAAGATGAGAGTATCAAACAACAAAGCAAGAGATTATGTAAATGGGTTTAAAGAGTTTCAAGGTAGCAATATGTTTGGTAAGTGGATACCACAGGGAGGAGGTAGAGTAAATGATAGCCAAGTGTATGCAGTTTATAGTTATGGTTCACACTTCCCTATGTATGTATGGGATAGCACCGAAAAGAAATGGATAGGTAACAAGGATAAGTATTCACGTAGCACAACAAGGCATCAATCGCAGGGTAGACCAAGCGGTGAAATTCATGTATGGTTAAACACCGACGAAATAAAAGATGTCGTATGGCATGGTGGGTTGGTAGGTCATATCATTAACAAGGCAACAACATAGGAGGTCACGATAACATGAAGAACTATATAGTAAAGCTAGAAGAAAGCATTGTGTATGAGGTTGAAGTCATGGCACATAGCAGTAAAGAAGCAGAGTTAGAAGCGATGCGACACCCTGAGTTATGGCAAGAGTTAGCAGGGCAGATTCACACAGTAGATATTAAACAACAATCATTAGACCATTGTAGGAGGGAATCATGGAAGTAAAAGCGTTCACAATCGTATCAGAGATATTAATACCTGAGAGCAAGATAAAAGAAGTTGAATCATGGAATGAGAATATAACTATCGAGGACTTTATTGAATCGGTAATTAGAGACCACGTGCAAGACAGAGGTATGCTATGCAAGATAGCCGTTGTCGAGGGCGACTTATATAAAGATGTCAAAGAGTATGCTCATGAGGTAGCTAATCATCGAGCAGTCACAGAGTTAGAAAAAGAAATCTTAGAAGCTAAACAATGTAACAACGGAACATGCGAGGACTAATCATGGCGAGACCACTAAAGTATAAAGGCATGGTAGACAACATTACTCGATGGCTCAAAGACGAACTGAAACATGACGCTGAGATTGTCAATGGGTTAGACGAACTTACAGATGGCACAGAAGATATTGTGCATGGTAGGTATGAGGTAAGTAGAGAGTTGTTGCATTATATCCGTTCACTACAAGGTGAATCACACGATAACTTAGATGAGGGAGAATTAAAATGAGTAGAGTAGGCGAATCAATAAGACAGGAACAAGAGCAACAGATAGAACAGAATGAAACAGATATGGCATGGCAACAGAAACAATTAGAAGAACAGGAGTTGATTGAGATAGCTAAGCAAAAGAATATGTTTGAGTGGCAAGCTATACAAGACGCTATCTATTATTCTAAACGCTTGAAGTATGTAGAGGATAAATAACATGGGCTATCGTAGCGAGGTTGCATATGGTATCAAGGTTGATGACATAGTATGGAATGATGATGCAACAGAGGAAGAAAAGAATCTAAGTGCTGATGGGATATTCTTACTCATGCTAACTGAGATGCAAGGCGACGAGGTAGCTAAGAAATGTTTTGATTCAACCAATGACATAAATGATTATCTAACCATAGACAAAGAAGCTAGGACTATAAAGTTTTATGCTGATAGTGTGAAGTGGTATGACAGCTATGAAGATGTTAAGTGTCATGAGAGGTTGTATCACATCATGGAGGAGTACGCCAATTTGTATAATAGTAGTGCGAGTATGGAAAATCCTGTGTCATGCTCATTCACTAGAATCGGTGAGGAAGTAGAGGACATCGAGGAACGTGGTAGTGGCTATGACCCGTGGAGTATTATGAGTGTATATAGGGGTATAGAAATGAACATCTAGTTTATTTCAAGTGCTATGTTTATATGTCAAGTTATGCTATACTGTATAGACATGGGGTAAGAAAGTTATAGATGATGGTAATTAAACAATTCACGAACACGTGAACAACAACATAAGGAGATAGACATGGAAGCAAACGTCTTGAAGTTTGAGATGCAACAACCGAACCATATCATATCGTTGGCAACGTCAGCAGTATTAGTATCAGTCGATGTCAATGTATGGTCAGCAACAAAGCAAGACAGAGGTATCAGCGACGAGGTAACTCACGCTAAGAAAGCGACTAGCAGTGCAGGTAGGTTTGTTAAGAATCTATTAGCTGATGACCAATTCCATAAACGCGTAGCGAACTACAGGCAGACTATATACAACTGGCTCAAGCGTAGCACGTTTAGGTGGAACAATGCTCAAGACATATTGCCTGTCATCAACCTAGAGAAATTCAAAAAAGAATTCAATGACCACGAGGTGGAATTCAATAGGTTACTAGACAGTTTTATAAACAACTACCAAGCGATTGTATCGAACATGGCTTTCAAGGCAGGCGATATGTTTAATGCCAATGACTATCCAAGTGCGAGTGAGGTAAGAAATAAATTTGGGATAAAGTTATACGTAGCCGAAGTGCCTGCTCACGATTGGCGATGTCAGATTAGTAACGACATAGCTGAGGACTTGAAAGGTCAGTATGAAAGACAAGCTGAGGGCATTATAACTAATATCCTAAATGAGCAAGTAGAACGAATCACAGAAGTCATGGAAAGTATCAGTCATTGTTGTGGCATAGATGAAACTAAGGATTCAGTATCAGGTGAAACGAAAACTAAGCGTCGTAAGATTTATGAATCAACATTGGATAAAGCTAAGGACTTATGCAATACGTTTAAGCAATTCAAACCGATTGAAAATGAGGTAAGTAATAAGTTAGCAAGTGCAGTCGCAGGGTTAGAAGCAACACTAAGTGGAGTAGATAGTGATTTAATCAGAGAGAATGATATGGTGCGTGACAGAGTAAAGAATGACGTTGATGACATCTTATCTAAATTTAAATTCTAAGGAGATAGTATGAACTGGATTGCATATGCAGTATGGTTTGGTTGTGGTGCTATGTGTGGGTATCAATTACACAAAGCGTGGTGGATAAGACAACAGATAAAAGCAATAGATGACTTACCTCAAGAGTATAAAGATATATTAAAAATAACAATGAAAGGAAGAAAAAATGGCGACAATAAACACAGTAAATAATGTAACGATTGATGAACTAAGAAAACTCATACCCACGATAGGTAAGGAACTTACGCCTGTAATCCAATCTGAGCCAGGTTGTGGCAAGACATCAATACTAAAAATGCTTGAAGAAGATTTGGGCGACAAGTATGACTACATCTATGTAGATTGCCCTGTGAAAGACATGAGTGATATTGCTATGACGATACCGAACCATGATACTAAGACGTTGGATAGCTACGTGGGTAAATTGTTTAAACTAGATTCACCGAAGCCTAAGGTTATCTTACTCGATGAGTTTATGAAATCACCAAAGCTATTGCAAGTTATATTCACACGTCTTATGTTAGAGAGAACTGTAGGTGACGTTTCACTACCACGTGAATCGATAGTTTTCGCGACAAGTAACAATGCAAGTGACGGAGTGGGTGACAGTATGTTGGCTCATGCAGGCAATCGTGTATGTATATTGAAGATGCAAAAGCCTGATGTTGATACGTGGTTGAAATGGGCAACAGACAACTCAATCAATCCGTTAATCAGAGCATGGGTGTATATGTTTCCTAGGTCATTGGCAAGTTATACAGAGGGCGACCAAGCAGACAACCCATATATCTTTCAACCAAGTAAGTCAAACTTATCATTCTGTTCACCACGTTCCTTGGCTAAGGCATCAGTCATAGTGGATAACAAAGAGGTGCTAGGCGACAATGCGGTCATGTGTGCATTGGCAGGGACTATCGGTGCTAGTGCGTCAGCAGATATGAGTGCGTTCCTATCGGTAGAGAAATCATTACCTCGTTTCAAAGACATCATTGAGAAACCTAGTGACGTGGCTATGCCGACAGAGACTTCTGCATTATTGATGTTGATGTTTCAAGCGACAGATAACCTAGCAACACAAGAGGACTTATCAGCGTTCATGAAGTTTGTGAATCGCATTGAGAGTAGCGAGATTCAAGCAGTATTCTTTACCATGATGGTGCGTAGTACGAAGGGTATCAAGATAGCTCGTAACAACACAGAAATTTCTAAGTGGGCAACAGCTAATCATGAATTATTTTAATAGGGGATAGATATGAGAACTGATATAGAAGTTATGTTTGAAATTAATGAGAACGCGTATGCAATTATGCAATCCTTAGAAACCAAAAAGATATCTCAACTAGAAGCATTAGATATTTTAACTGTGGCACTTATTTTATCTGCACAGAGAGCAGACATGAACAAAAAAGATTTCATAAATCATACAAGTGAAATGTGGGACTTTTTAAAAGAAGCAGAAGAAGATAATAAACAATCAGGTAAATATACACATTAGGGGATAGACATGGCAATCACACAAGAAACAAGGCTAAAGAAAGCACACATAGCATTGATGAAACATCGTGAGACGGCATTGTATTCAGGTGTCATGCTCATGGGTAAGAACGCAGTCATTGAAGATAATGTTACGGCATACACCAATGGAGTAGATAAAAAGTATGGTCGTGAATTTATATCTAAACTGACAGACCCTGAGTTGCGAGGTTTGATACTACACGAGAACTTACACGTTGCACTAAAGCATATACCTAGGTTCAAGAAAGAGTTTAAAGATAATGCTCAAGCTATTAACGTAGCAACAGACTATGCAGTCAATGATGTGATTATGAATCTGAATGATAGAGATTTGTGTCACTTACCTGAGGGTGGTCTCTATGATGCTAGGTATCACAACTGGTCGGTGCGTGAGATATATGAGGACTTGAAGAAACAACAGAAAGAAAATAAAGATTCAGGTAAAGGTGAATCACTAGGTAAGACACTAGATGAGCATGACTTCGAGAACGCACAGAGTATGACTGATGAAGAAGCTAAAGAGATGTCAGGCAAGATTGACAAGGCTTTACGTGAGGGTGGCATACTTGCAGGTCGTATGGGTGCTAAGATTCCTCGTGTGATTGGTGATATGTTAGAACCTAAGGTGGACTGGCGAGAGGTGCTACGCGAGTTTGTATCTAGTGCAACCAAAGGTAATGACGAATACACGTGGCGTAAGTTTAACAAACGTCAGATGGCTAATGATATTTATTTACCAAGTATGGAAAACGAATCGATAGGTGAATTGGTAGTGGCGATTGATACATCAGGTTCGATTGGTAGTGTAGAACTTACTGAGTTTGCGTCGGAACTGGCATCTATTTGCTCTGTTTCAACACCAAGCAAAGTGCGTGTGTTGTGGTGGGATACTGAGGTGCATGGTGAACAAGTCTTTTTACCTGAACATTACGACAACATCAAAGAATTACTTAAACCACAGGGTGGAGGTGGAACTATCGTTTCATGTGTAA